TACTCTTGAGAGTATTCTTCAGCGTCCTCTGGCATTTCGGCGTCCGCCTCTACGGCTTCGGCCTCAAGCGCATCAGGCTCCGTCACGGTATCCTCTTCAGGCGCGATCATGGCTCTGATTGCATTTTGTGCGGTATTCAGATCAGTCCCTAACGGGTTGTTGGCTTCTGACATCCTTAAACTCCATATTATGCGCTATTTTGTCTTTTTTTCAATAGTCGCATTATCTTCCATTGCGCGCAGCTTCTGGCGAACCGCCTGTACGCCGCGCAGTTTCATGTAAATGCCCTCACGGGCACCGTTATCGCTGGCATCAGTTGCCTTGAACTCCTCCCAGCAATCCTGCTCGATTTCATCCATGAAACGAATAAAATCTGTGTCACGTAAAAGACGGGCAGCCTCGTGCCCGTCGTCTATGATTTGTTGCTTACTCTTCACGCGCTGCATCCTTAATCAGATCGGCTTGCGCCTTCATCACTTCGCGATTGATCGCCATATCCGACCGGATTTTCTCGACGTTAAGCTGCGTGCCGTATTTCGCCTGCATCTCTTCTGCCTTGACGTATAGCTCCGCCTCCAGCTCGTCGCGCTTGCGATCGTCCTCCATAAACATCTTCTCGCGGCCAAGTTGCAATTCGGCAGCCTTCTTCTGGATGTCCGCCTGAATTTGCTGGATTTGCACTTGAATAAGCTGCTCGTTGATGTCTGGCTTGTCTTCTTGTGGTGGCGCTTGGAACTGTGATGGGTCTGACCAGAATTGCGACACGTCCTTGAAGCCTGCAAGCTCTGTCATCGCCTTCAGCGTGTTTGACAGCTTCTGCATGTCGGTCAACGGATTCACCGGCCCCATGGTCGCCATGGCCTCTTTCTGCATCTCGCCAATTTGTCGCAGCATCATCATTCGCTCAGTGTCCGTACCGCGGCCAAGTGCGACGTTAATCGATACATCCATGTTGGCGTTCCAAGTGCGCGGATCGATCGGAATAAACTCGTTCGACAGGCGAACCATGCGCGGCTGATCCTGATGCGTCGTAATTAAGTGCAACACGATCCGATAGAGCTGCTTCATTCCGGTTTCCGCAAAGATACGCGCAATCATCTCAATGTGCTGCTGAGCGCTCGACACAGTCGCGTTTACCGCTGCCGCGGTAGATGACTGCAATGCACCCGCATCAAGGCCCATAGACGCCTTTGAGATGCCTGTGCGGGCCTCTTTGATCTCGTCCATGTATTGCAGCACTGGGAATGCCTGCTGACCAACAAATGGCATAGACAACGGCTGCACCTGACCGGCGGAACGCTGGCGGATGATGGCGCCGACCTCTGTCGACATGACATCATCGATGTTGACCATTCCCTCGGTCACTGCGACGCGTGGGTGGATCGACATCGCCAAGCTGTCGAGCGTGTTACGCATGATCGACGACTTGATGCGCTGGATGTCCATGACGGTGTCTGCGATCGACATGCCAAAGAAGTCGTGCGCCTCTGGGTCTGGGCAGAACACGGCAAACGGCAACATCGCGCACGGCTCGTTCATGAGGATCGTCTTACCGTCGCCCGCGGTGCAAATTTTACGCAACTCTGCGATCCCGTCGCCGTCGTAATCGACGCGGATATAGTTTTCGACGTAAAGAACCTTCTTCATTGCCGGATCGTTGCGCTCGTTCATCTCGTTGGATAGCGCGCGGTTTCGCGTGCTGCGCTCAATGTTTGTTTCCATGTCATCGTATGACGATCCAAGTGACGCTACGTCGTCGTACTCGTAGCCCATGGCCACAAGCTCAGAAACCGTCACAATCCGGCGGTGCGCGACATAGTCGGCGTCCTCTAACGATTTACTCTCACGAGAGATTAGGAACTCTTCCGGCGGCACAGCCTCTAGCTTCACACGGCCATCCGGATACGTGTATGTGGCGCGAACGGCGTGTACCATAGGCGGAGGCACGATCTGGCCGCTCATGGGGTCGATCTGGGGCTCTCCGATAGGCTCAGATGCGACAATCTCTACATCGACGTCAGGGTCGGCCATAATCGCGCTCAGAGCGTTGTCGTCGAGGCCGGTAAGCTCGTGCGTTTCAAAGCGTGTCTGATCGTCCCAGTAGCACTTCAGTATGCCAGCCTTACGGATCAGCGCGTCCTTGAACGCCGCGTGAATGTGCAAGAAGCCGTTGTTGTCGCGGTTGATGATGTAGTTGGCGTATTCCGTCGCCTGCTTAGCAGCCGCGACATCCTCCGGCCCTTGGGGCGCGTATTCAACGGTGCGGTCGGTGCCATGAAAAATGCGCATCAGCGACGGCATGATCGCCTGTACTGTGTCGCGCACGTCCATGCTGACAACTTGGCTACGGCCCTCTTCCTCATTGCCAAACGGCTCGCCGCGGTAGTACTGCGTCGCGGTGGCGCGTGTGGGGCTGATCCAGTTATCGATAAAATCGATTGCGTCGTCGATCTCTTTGCCAACGATGCCTTGCAGCTCGTCGTCGTCCATCTGGTTAGGGTTTAGCTCGGCTTCTAGTTGCGCCGCCAGTTCGTTGATTTCGTAGTCCATGTACGGCTCCTATCTGCTCAAATAACCTTCGACGTCGGCAAGTAGGCCAGCGCTAAGCTGTGGCTGCTTCCGCATCGACATAGGTGTTTTTGCCATTTTAGCGGCGTCGTTCTTCATTGCCCTGCGACCAAGCTGCAATCCCTTGAACCCGCCATAGATCAATGGGGCAGCGTCCAGACCAAGCATTGCAATGTGGCCAAGCATGTCGAGCTGGCGCCCTTCTTGGTATGCGTCTCTAACTTTTCTGGAGCCGCCATAGATGTCGTCTGCAACGTATGGTGCGTTTGCAACCGGCACCATCTCGGCAACCTTTGACATCGCCACAGCTTCCATAGGATCGCGGCCCTGATCGATCAGCGACTGCACCGTACCGCGGCGTGCGTTAAACATGTTGGGCTCGGCATTCATGTAATCCATAAAACTTGCGAGCTGGTCTTCGGTGTAGAGGTAATCGCCAAAATCGCGATATGTGCGGCCTTGGTCGTCGGTCTTGTATACCAACTTGCGTGCGTATGGATCGATCTGATCGTATGCTAGGGAAATCTTCTTGCGGATGTCACTCATCAGGCCTCTCTTCAGTCACCTTGACTTTGTATTTTAGGAGCAATGGCTCTTCGCTGTCTAACGTCTCAAGTATTTCAATTTTAAAAGATGGATCGCTCTCTAGAAGCGATTTTCCAAAGTCATCCATCTCCATTTCGTACACAAGTGTCGTCATTTCTCTAATCCTTCCAAATAATCGAGAATACTCATAAACTGACCCTCCGGAGGCCTCACAAACTCCGGAACGACAGGGTTGAACTGGGTGTAAACATTTGGCCGCGCCTTGCGGTTTTGCAGGCCAAGGTATTTTGCGACTTTTGCCATATCCATCGTTTCTGATATGATCAAGTCTGCGCGCTCATTCGGAGGGATGTTTATCCCAAACGTCGAAAGCACGTCGTCAACTTTTTCACGCGCGACAGGTAAAAATTTGTCAGCATCTTCGCTAACATCATAAAACCCCTCAACCGGCTGGCGTGTCGTGTGAATCGCATCACCTAGACCGCGTTCTTTCTTATACCCTTCAGACGCCCAATAGCTTTGCGGCGGGTAGGGGTCATAAAACTCTTTTGGCTCCTGCCGAAATGGCGATGTTCTTACCTTCGAGCGCGCAAGTGAAGCCTCTGCCCCACGAATGTTGGGGTTCGTTAAATGCTTCATTGGGTCAATGACGGGCCGCACTTCATCTGAGAAGTGCAGCAAGTCTAGTAAACCGCGTGCATATTTTAACGGGTTAGCCATTAAGAACCGTTGCCCTCTAGGTTGGAGAAGTAGTTAAGAATATCGTTTGTCATTGGCGCGGCAGCTCCAACGCCGAAAACAGGAATGGAACCCTTGACCATACCGCGGACAACCTCTTTCGGTGTTAATCCGGTGATGGCGCTAGTGCGCTCAATCGCTTCGTTGACGAACTGGATCATAGGCTTACCTTCTTTGCCAGTTCCACCATGCCAGACGACTTCTTGAAACTTCATAGGCGTAACGCCTTTTTTGTCGGCAAGCTCCATAGCAACCTCTTCGACGGCGCCATATGTCTTTGGCGTTGGTACTTGCATACCGTAGCCAATAGTCATCATCTGCTCATCCATCGTCGCGCGATCACCGGCGCCTTGGAAATTTGTCGAGAAGTTAAAGCGCTTTGGGTTTGTCGTTGGGTTAATACCGCCTTCCGCCTCAATCTTAGATGCGGATTTAGCGTTATTACCTAAAAAGCGACCGCCAATCGGATACGGATAGTTAAAGGTATTTTCCGGTAAATTGGCGCCCTGCGCTTTGCGATAGTTATCAAACGACGCCATCAAAAAGTTTGCTTGCGGATCGGCGCCACCAGTCCATGCGGCCATAGGGTCAGCAAACATTTCTTGGAATTTTTTGCGGCCCAACTCTTCACCGTATTCGTTTATAAATTCTTGCTCAAGCTGGCCCATAAAATACCAGTCAGACGTGTCTGGCCGATCGATACCTTTTTCGTATGCCTCAAGAAGGTTTCTTTTTGCCTGCGGATTGCCATAAATCTTGCGGTATTTATCGATGGTTTCCTGCTTTGCCGGCAATACCGAAAGCGTTTGGTTTGGCTGCGATGCGACCGGATACTTATAACGATCAACGCTAAAGCGATCTGCAATGTTGAAGTACGGATCATAATCGCCAGCATTAATCCGGCGCTGCGTAACATCGCGAAATTTCTTTACAGCTTTAGCTTCTGGGCTTTCGCTTTTAGCTAAATACTCTTTACCCTTTTTAGCATCAAACTTCATCACTGGCGGCGTTACGTTAGGGTAACGCTGGCGCAGCGCAAATTTTATAATGTCATCAAGTAAGTTAGCCATATCACCACTTTTCCTTTGCTGCCCAAAATGCCGCGGACATCTTGCCCTTGGCTATGTTCTTCGCGTGACGTGCGCGAAACGCTTTATTGCGTGCGCTACCCTTCGGCGAGCCCTTAACACCCTGCTCACCAAAGCGGATCGTCTTAACTTTGTCGCCTTCTTTCGCCACCACGACGTGCGATTTCGTCGGGTGCTTCGGGGTGCGCTTCGGCTTGTTGTAGCCAGATACGCCGACACGAGATAGCCGAGCATCTTTTTTCTCAGGCATTACGATTCAACTTTCTTTTCCCACTCATAGCACTTCACTTGCATGATGGTGTGTGTCGGATAACGCACTTGCATCGAGATGACGCCGTTCTTCATAAAATCCGCGATGCATTCGTTCTCGCTCGCAAATGCTGGCCCGCCAACGGCGAAGCAGTAATTTTGCGCACACAAGAGAACAAATGCTGTAAACATCACATCACTTCTTACCCTTCTTCTTCGGTTTTTTCGCTGTTTTCGCAGCAGCTTTGAACGCCTTCGCGCTCGGCGCGCCCTTACTTCCAGCCTTGCGCATCTTTTCGCCGCTTCCCGCCGCAATGCGCTTACGCTTAGCGTGAATGTTCGCATAGAGCCCCTTCTTAGGCATGTTGATCTCCTTTAACGCGTTATCCACATAATACAGCATTTTCGCTACTACGGAACCCCGCGCGTGGGAGGCCGCGCGGGGGAGCCGGTAGCTCTTGCGGTGTGGAAGGAAAACCGCATGCGCATAATATGCCTGAAAATAGTGCTTGTGTCTATGTTAGCAATTTGTTAACAGGTATTAAGGGATGGAATCAAAGGATGTAAAAAATGACCTTCTTCTACGCGCTCATCATCGAATACGCTTTGCAGGGGCACACCCTGCAAGCACGCATGTACTTCGACAGCTCAAAGGCGTGTTTCGACGCCCTGCGGGCCGCGGAGGCGCTGTCAGACGCAATGCCGGCGGACTTGTTCTGCGAAAACACCGGCAAGCTGTCTGGCTCAATCCGGCCGATGCTACGGCCAAGTAACTTGGGAGAGTAATATGGGACGACCAAAATTTAACAGCCACACTGGCAAAGCTAAGTACGAAAAAGTCGAGGGAAAGTACAATTTAGCGCCAAAACCTGTAAATCGTGCTACCCGTAGGGCCGCAAAGGCGATAAACTCAAAACGTAAGAAGTAACACCTTGGGCGCCTCATCAGCGCCCACCGTAAGCCATGAGTGCGGGGGCGGGTTTTTACCTCATTATTTTTACCGCCAAACCATGGCAGCGTGAGCTGGTGCGACATTCACCGGTGATCACGCAGAGAGGGGCGAATGCGAGCGCCCCTCTTTTTACCAACGCAACGGGAGGACGACATGACCAGTAGAAGACGATTAACGCATGTAGAAAAGCAGGCAATCAAAAAGGCTTGGAATTTTAAGTGCGCATATTGCAGAGACACAGTTGTCGGCGACGCGTGCCACATAGACCACATTGTGCCAGTAAAGCATGGCGGGAAGTGCGAAATAGAAAACCTAGCGCTATCGTGCATCAAGTGCAATCACCAAAAAGCAGACGCGCGATTACCTCGGATGCATGAAGGCTTATTACTCGCGACCGCCGCCAGAAAAGCCCCTAAAGTACGTCAAGGCATGAAACGCACGCGCGTGGCAAAGAACAAAATGCTAAATGCGTTCTTAACTAGCCTTGCGGACACGATTGACGGATACGGCAAAGAGATCGATCAGGTTGACATACCTGTGCGGCTTTACAGCAACCAAGAAGAAATTAAGGCAACTATAAGCATACCTTTAAAAGACGTCGTATACGAAGAGTTTATCGCAGAAGCATCTGAAGACATAACTAATACAAAAGCTATCGTGTTAGATAGATTGTCAGAAGTCAGAGAGCGTACAAAGCGGTCTAGGCTTGTAAAAGCCATTTCCGAGGAGGCTAACGTCAGCACAAGGTCAATATCGCGATACGTCAAAGAGCTTGGCGAAGAGGGGCAGGCCAACGTTAAAGGCGGTTGGGTATACCCACTCTAAACGACGCCCCGAATACTGCGCTTCAACGGCTTACTCCAGCTCCCCGCAGACGCGCGCCCAAACGCCATCGTCGTATAATCATTCGCCAGCGACAAGCACACAGCATCCGCGCGGTCAGGCGAATTAACGCCGCGCTTCTTCATCGCCTCCTTGCTCTCAACCTGCATCTTGCCGGAGCTCGTAAAGTGATAACGCGGCGCCGCTAAATCCGCATACAGCGCGTCATCCTTCGGCAGCTTAACGTCGAGCCCCTCCAGCCACGCCTTCGCCTTAAACCACAGCTCAGCGCGCAAGTTGATGTACGTGTCCTTCTGCGACGACCTCTCCGCGACGTTCAGTCCACGCGCCGGCAGCTCAAGCTCACGCAGGCGATCGAGCACGCCAGCCCCAAAGCCATTACTATCCACAATGATCTCGATCGGGCGCTTGGATGGCGACAGCGCGTCGTATTCCGCCTTCACGGCGCCAGTAAGCTGCATCAAGTCGAGGTTACGCCAGACCGTCAGTGGATGGATCACCGGCCCCTGCCGCTTACACAGCACGCTGCTGTCGTTGCCCTGCCGTGCGACGTCCAAGCCCCAAATTGCCGGCGTGTCGTCGTCAATCCGTATCTCGTTGTTCATCGCGTGCTCGATCAACGACACAGGCACCACCGTGTCCTCCTCACTCGGGGGGAAGTTGCCAAGTACACGCACATGATACGCGGGGCTGTCCTCGCCGTAGCGCTTCTTCATGTCCTCAACGAAGTCATCGCTGACGCGTGGGCTCGTGACGCATGAAACGTGCATCGTGTACCAGTCCTCGCGCAGCCGATTGTGCGTGTCGTAAAAGAAGCCCGTGTTACGCGTCGGGTTGCCCGTGAGTACCGTCGTCGCGTTGTGGCCTGACATCGAGCCAGAGGCAGCCTCAAACACGGCATTCGGGACACCGCTGGCCTCGTCGGCAATCAGAAGCACGTTTTGGCTGTGGACACCAGCCAGTGCCTCCGGCTGCTCCGCACGCGACGTCCTACACGAAATAAACGTGCTCTCGGGCTGGCTCTTCAGCTCAATCCGGTCACTCTTGATTTCGAGGAGGTCGTTAAACGGCGGCTTCAGGCGCTTGGCGACGTTCTTCATCTCCGCGAAGCAAGCGTCGAAAAGCTGCGAGCTGGTGGGCGCCGTGACAACCGTCTTGGACGGGATACGCATGAGAACATGCCACACGGCCGCCATCGCGACGGCCGTCGACTTACCGACACCGTGGCCAGAGCGAACGGATATACGCCGCTCCGCTGGGGCCGCGATGGCGTCTAACAGCTCCGTCTGCCACTCGTCGGGCTCGATGCCGATGACCTCGCGCGCAAACGCGACGGGGTCGTCACGGTAGCGACGCATTAACGTAATGAACGGGTTTTCGTGGGATTTTTTTTGCGGGGTCATGTTAACACCTGTTTACGGAAAGGGGGGTGGGGGTGCGTGGGGGCGTCCTTTGCATTTGCACCGGCCCGCCGAATCGAAGGGGGGGGTCAAATCGCGTCCGGTATGCGCGCGGCGCATAGATCACTCCGATAATGTCGATTATGTTAAATTCCACTTCTCGCATACGACATATAAATAAGGCGTTTGCGCGATGCCACGCTGCAACGAGCCATGCAAATAACGCAATGGCACAAGATGTAGTGTCAAGCGATTGTAATTGAACGCTCGTTCTGTTATCCGCGCGCACGCGTATGCGACTGTGAGCCAGTGCGTGGATTCGCCGCTCACACGTCGTCATCGTCCACCTCTACCGCTTCACCCTCAATCACGTCACCAAGTAACGCCGCAGCTTGCGCGTGCAAGTCGTTCACGCTGATGTTGATGGCGACGTCACGCTGTCTCGTGTCGTACTGCGCGTTCAACTTCGACGCCATCCACTTATCCGTATCCACTTGCAAGCGAGCTACGTTGACCATCGACGGATCAGTGTTCTGCGCTGTATCGACTGCACGCTCAGCGTAATAGTGTCCAGCCTCTAGCTGCGCAGTCGCGTAACGATCACGTCGGCCAGCCCTAGCGTCTAACCACTTCGCCCACAGCTTGTACCCGATGTTCTGCTCCTTCATGATGTTACGCACGCTCTTGCCCTGCGCTATCTGCTCGAACAGCTCATCCTCTCCAACCGCTTCCAGCGCTGCAATCTTTGCCTTGCCTACTTCACCGCCCATCGCTCACGATCTCTCCTGTTAACGCCGCATAGCCGCAGATGTCGACCCAGTGATCCTGTTTCCTTGGTGACGTCTTACTACGCGCTATCTTCATCAGTATCATCATGTTGGCCACGTCCACTACTGTGAAGTCGTGATCCAGATAAGACGACCACAACGCTGCGATCGTCTCAAAGTTATCCTTTGCATCGCCGTAATCCTTGTTGCGCTCTCCGCTAATTACGCCTTCTGCTATTGCCAGTATCTCGTCTCTCGTTACCATGGTATTTCATCTCCACCTAAATCCCAGTTGATGCGATCATCACCATCACGCACCATCCGCGTTACCTTTGCATTCGGAAACGCATTGAACGCATTGTTCAGGAAAGTCTCCGTCCAGTCAAACCTGATCACGCGTGCGGCATCCTCGAAGCTGTACACGATCCAGCTTGGATGCTTCTTCCGCAGCTCCGCCCACCCGTGCAACGCAAAGCATACGATCTTGTCATCGATCTCCACGCAATACGCGTGCGGCGGTAGCGGCTTGTGCCCTGCATCCTCCGCAGCCTTCTCAAGCACGTCCCACGCTCTCATGAGCTGCGTTGCGATCTGATTGACGCCAACAACATCCTCCGCATCCACACGCTCTCTCAGCGCCTCGTATGCAGCTTCAAACCGTCCTGCCAGATCAGGCGATACTAAGTCGGGCAACGTATCGCCCCACTTCGCTATCTTCTCCTTTGCCTTTTCATCGAGCGGACGTAACTGCCCCCATACGCCAGCACTGATCTTCGTCCCTTCGTCAGTAAGCGTACCTCTGACTTTCACGTCCTTGTACTTCACACGCCCCTTCTTTGCCATGCTACAACTCCTCCACTTTCCTCAGTTACTTTCACCTCAGTCCGAAGTTACCTCCTCAGTTACGTATATATACGTAATAACTGAGGAGGAACTAAAATCGGCCTCTTTTACCTCACTTCCTCACTCTACCTCAGTTCAACTGAGGAAACTGAGGAACTAATGCAAAGTGCCATTCGACCCCTCTCTTAGCAGCGCCATATTCAGCGCCTTGGCCATCGTCACGTCGGTATCGATGCCTTGCAGCACCTCCATCACGAATGCCACGTCGATCGCCGCTGATGACATCATTGGCATTTCGTCTGCGCACCACTCGATCACGGCGCCTCCGATTTCCTCGTCCCACACGATGCGTCCAAGCTCCAGCTTATTTTCGTCTTCTTCTATCTCACGTACTGGCAGTGTCATTGTCACAGCTCCTTAAAGTTAGCTATATCAAAGTGTACCATAGGCTCGATGTCTTGTGGATCGTCTCGTCGCGTTGTTCCGCCCATTTCGACGTGCATGTTCTCGTGCGCCGGCGGTAGCTTTGCGATGCCTGCCTTGTCCGTCCACTGCACTGCGAGAAAGCACGGTAAGCCTGTCGTCATTGTCAGCGAGCGCGCCTGCATCGCCTTGTAGAGCGACAGCATGTACGTCGGGTACGTGTTCATCGCGATCTTGCGTTGTCTGGCTTCTATGAATGCTACGGCTTTCCCTTCGCGGATCGCCATGAAGTCTAGACTTAGCTTCATTGGCATCTTTGACAGGATGCACCCGTAATGCTTTTCGATCTTTGCTGCGAGGCGGCGCTCGTTGTTGCGATCTGTCTGCGTTTCGTATGTTGGCCTCATAGTTCCTCCTCCAGTTGCCTTAGCCTGAACGCCAGCTCACGTAGCTGCTCGCTCATGCCCTTCTCTATGTGCGCGCTAAACAGCGGCCGGCGATCCTTTGCGCTGTACGCCTGCCCCGCTATGAGCGCGAACGTCTTCGCGTCCGGCGCAATCTCAAATGTTATGTGCGCCACTTCGTAATGTTCCCGCGGTGCATCAGGATGACGCTGCTTCGATTTCTGGCTGTGACGGCTCATTAGCTTACCTCCGACGCGTTGATCCATTCCCCGACGACGACGCACTGCACGTCACGCCCCTGCCGTTTATCTGGCCACTCCTCGACCTTCAGCACGTTTGTCTCGATCCACTTCTTCAGGATCGCCTTTGCCCGCGCCTTCTCGTGCTGCTTGTCCAAGTCGAGATCGAGCTGCACGGCCACCGCATTGCCCGCCCACGACTTTGCGCGTGCATCTGCGCGCATTGGCTCGCCACGCTCCGCGGCTGCCCCGATTAGACGTTGCACGGCCTGCGCGTCCTTTGCGCTGACCCCGTCGAACAAGTCTGGCATTTTGAACGGCACGCAGACGCCCACATATTCACCGTTTGGCAGCTCCACCCCGTGCATACGTCTGTACAGCGCCTTTGCGGCCGGCGGTGCGAGGTTTGCCTTGCCATCGTCAACACGGAATATGCCGAGCGCCTCCTGCTCCGACACGCCCAGCTTCATCGCGTCTTCTTGGCTCACGCGATTGATGACGCGGGCTGCGCGCGCTGCACCGATCAGCGATCCGGCGCCGCGGACGCTGTCAACCGTCGCGTCTTCGCCGTTTGTCTTACGAATGTGGTGCGTCAGCACGATCGCGGCGTCGGTCTTGTCTGCGACGTAGCGCGCGGCTGCGACCGCCGCGTTCATCGCGACGTTGTCGTTTTCGTTGATGTCGTTGAAGCCGACCCACGGGTCAATGATGACCAGCCCGATGTTGTGACGCTTAATCTTTTCGATCATGTATTCGAGCATGTCTTCGTCCGTTACGATGCCGTCACGCGTTTGCTTTGCGAACTGGATCATGAGGTCACGGCCAGCGTCGAGGAATAGCTTGCCGCGTATGTCCTCCGGCTTGATGCCATAGTGGATGAAGATGGCCGCGAAGCGTCGCTGCATTTCCTCGTATGGGTCTTCGCCGTTGATCACCCAGACGTTGCACTGCTCGCGCACCTCCTCTTCTAGAAGCGGCTTGCCCAGCGCAATGGCGCAGGCTTCCACGCCCTGCATGGATGTCTTACCAACGCCGCCCATCGACGCCAGCACGCTGACATATCCGCGGATGTAATGCGTGCCATATATCCAGCGCCGCTTTGGTATCAGCGACGGGTCGATGACCTCAAATTCAGTTGGCCACTGGCGCTCGCTTTCGATCTGTATCTGCTTAGCCTCTTCATAAAGTTGCGCAGTTGCCAGCGCCTCACGCAATTTTGTTTCGCCGGACTCACGTAGGTAGTCGTTTGCGTCCTTGACGTTTTCGGCGTCTAGCCGGTCGAAACGTATGACGTGCACTTGCGTGCTGCCGTCGCCCTTTAGGACGTCGACGCACTTTTCGATATCGAGGTCAGGGTCTGCGCATATTGTTACGTCTGAGGCGCGCGGAGGCGTGTACGTCGCCATGCCGGCCTTACCGAACGTGCAGATCACCGCCGCATCGTCTTTGGCTGCCTGACGTATGCTGAGCGCATCCTCTGGGCCTTCGACAATGACGATTGGCTTTTCACCTTGCGTCTCGCCGATCTGCATTACGTTGCCAGCGATAACGCCGCGCGAGTATTTCGTAATGCCGTTTACCTCGCGCTTTTTGCCCTCTGGCGTAAGTAGCACGCTCTGGATGCCCTCGATCTCGCCCTCCGGCGTTGTCGCTGCGAAGATAATCGCGGGCCCGTCGTAAACGTTGGGGCTAAACTTTGCCACGTTGACCGCTGCGCTCGCTCTGAGGCCGCGTGAGTTAAGGTAAAGCAACGCAGGCTTTACCGCGTCTAGGTTTTCTCTTGTGATCGGCACGGCGCGCTCCCACGCCTCCTGCGCCTTCTTGATTTTGTCTCTGCGGCTTTCCTCGTCGCGTATGATTAAGTCTTTACTGGCCAGACGTGTAACCAGACGCTCCAGTTCACTTGGTATATACGGTTGTATATCCGAGTTTTCGAGCTGCTTTGGGTTTTCGCCGCCGCGTTTAAATCCGCTGCCAATGGTGGACTTGATCTCGAAATCCTTGAGCCCGACCTGACGCGCTGCCGCGTGTAGCTGTAGAATGGCACCGTCAATGTTGGCCGGCGACATGTGCGCGTGCCTGCCAATTGAGAATGCTGCCTTGTTTAAGTTTTCGTTTCTGCCGCCCTTCATGGACGCAATGACGTCGCCTACCGCTCCATCTACGACCTTATTAAAATATGCTTCTGACATTGTTTTCCCTGTACGCCGTTCTGCTGTGATGCGTGCGGCGCCGGAGCGCCACACACGTTATTACATTTGTTAGAACCCGAAGTTGTTTCCTTCCGCCGCTGGCGCTGGTTCTGGTGCTGGCGCTGGTGCCGCTGCCACAGGTGCTGCCGGTGCAGCGTCTGCCGCAGGCTTGTCGATCCATGTGCGGATGTTAAAGCCGACGTCATACGACGTGCCCTTACCAACAACGACAGGCGTCGTTGATGTCACTTGTACGACCGGAACTTTGCCAGCAGTGAACTCTGGCATCGTTTCAGCTTGGTTGTACAGCTTCGCAATGAACTGGCCCAATCCGTATGAATTGCCAGAAAACTCCGCAGGGCGCCCATCACTGAGCCAGCAATTGACGCTGAAGCCTTGCTTATGGTTTTCGCTCGGGCGCTCAGTGCGCTGAGCTGGCGACGGCCACGGCTGCCAGTCGCGGACGCCGATGTCAATGTGAAGCCACCCGAAAGTAACGTCTTTGATGTCGATCGCAAAGCCGCGATCCATGTCGATAGCTTCATCGCCTGCCTCCGTCTTAGCCCACCAGCGGTTTTGTGGTAGGTTACCGCGAATGTAAACGCCGGTGTTTTCGCTGTCAGTTGATCCGAATGAAATTGGCATAATGTGTCTCCTTGACTTAATTTGCCTGAGTGAATTTGAACGACCAAGGCGGGATGCGGATTGTTGTCAACTCTCCGTAATCGTAACCCCAGTCGTCGTTTGCTTGCGCTATTGCATATTGCTCTAGCGCGTACTGGACAGCCGCATCGCCTTCGTTAAGGCTTTCGGTGTCGAGTTCGTAAATACCTACTTTGTAAGGTGCGTCTTTGCCGACAGCTATAAAGATAAACCGATCTACCTCATGCCCGTCAAGCTCCATCACGCGACGATACCAGCTTTCCTGTATGTGGTATCCCAAATTTGCCGCCTGCTTTGCGAAGCCTTCTGGTGATGGATCGATCGTCGTCTTTAAGTCTAACAGGCACGCGATGTCAGTGCGCCACCCGTCAGGGCGTGCGCGCATGTCAACGCCTGTTAGCGCGTCTTTCGTTAGGATGCTGGCCTCGCACACAAGTTTACCGGATAGCAACTCAGCGGCCGCGCTGTTGGCTCTGACAGCCTCCGCCATGCGGTGCACCTTGTCGTACTCCGCGGTGTTTAGGATGATCGCGCCCGCGGCATCTGCGCTTTCCTTTAGCTCGTTGTATTCCTTGCCGGCGCGTCTACCGCCCCACTCCCAGATGCTGTCTGCGAGATGCGGCTCAAACGTCAACGTGTGCGCCGCTGAACCCATCAGCATTGCCGTCGTTTCCTTGCGCTCGCCGTGCTTGTAGTCGGCCAAAGATTGCAGCGCGATCGTCTTTGCGCCTGACGACGACAAGTGGTGCAGCGCGTGATAGTTTTCGTTTGGTATGTCGTAGTGTACTGGCATTACTTTCCCTTTCCGTAAAGCGCGATTAGGAGCGCCTCCGCACGGTGTTCGTCTTTTTTGCGTTTGAGCTGGCCGGCTAAATCCGGAAACCATTGCTGCGCCAGCCTACGCGCCGCGTCCTTGTCGCGCGGTAAGTTGAGCGAACGCTTCCAATTGTTAGGCGTGACCAGAGTATATGGCGAACGCGATAGCGCGCACGTTGTCACGATCTGCCCGAACCCGTATCCAAGTTTAAACGTGGATGACACGCCCTGCTTTGGCATCGCCTGCTGCTTCTCGATATATATGTGATCCACCCGTTCAACCGACGTTAGGATGTCCATCAGCGCCACGACGTCGACCCCGCCTTCGTCGTATGTTGGTAAGTCGTGGACTTCTGCCCAGTCGTCGCCAACAAGCGCCACGCCGCCGGTGCGGTATCCGCAATCAACGCCGATTATCATCAGACACCTCGAAGCCTTGTCTTTCCAAGTATTCTCTTACAGCGTCTTCGACTATCTTTGACATGGATAACCTTGTCATTGCGCTGTAACTGTGCAGCGCGTCGTATACTTGCTCACGAATGCGTGGGCCAATTTGTTTTAGTTGATACATAATATCCTCCGTCCTTCACACTTTGTTAACATTGATGTCAGTGTGGTGCAAGTGGGTTGCATGTGTTATGTTAGGAAAAAGTTTCTTGAGGTTAGACATGCTGGATATGATTGAGCCTATTCTGCGTTGGCTTGTGGCGCCCCTTGTGGCGTTTGTGTGGCTTATGCATACACGTTTAAATAAGCACGATACGGAGATTGCTGTGTTGAAATCTAAGTATGAGGCGGACAAAACCGCGCACGACCGCGAGATGAAAGAGATGAAAGAAACCATCAAAGCCATCTTCCAGAAGCTAGACAACATCGAACAAGCATTGAGAAAGTAATGCTTTGGGTGTTGATCCGCGTTGCTGTGACGTGGGTCATGATGCCAATGGGGCCGGTTCCTGTCGTTGTCTGCGTTTATTCTTCACCCGAAATAGAGTACAATTACACAAAATATCAGCCGCATTGGGAGCCGTGTGCGGAATATAGGAATGTCTGACTATGGCCATACTCGAATCCATTGCCGCCGCGAACGCAGCCTATTCTGTGATTCGCACCGCTCTCTCTAACGGGAAAGAAACCGCCAGCCTAATGGGCTCGATCGGCAAGTTCCTAACTGCCGAGGAGGACATAAAGTCCGCGGTTGAGCGCAAGAGGAAGAGCCCGCTGACAGCGATTACAGGCGGAGAACAAGGGGACTGGGAAGAGTTCCAAGCCCTTGAAGACATTAAACAAAAACGCGCCGAACTCGAGAGCTGGTGCCGCTTGTACGCGCCCAGCGGAACATGGGATCGCTGGGTATCTTTCGAGGCTAAGGTGCGCACGCAGCGCGCCGAGGCTAAGAAAGCCGCAGCCGCGGCACGAGAGAAACGAAACGAGCAGATCGCGATGGCGATCGCAATCGCCGTGGCGTTCTTCACTTGCATCGCCGGCCTGTACTACGTTGGCGAATACATGGGTAAGTGGTAATGTGGATACTCGTTTGGCTTAGCTTTATCGACGGCCGGCTCGAATACTTTCAGCTTGGCTCATATGGGACAGAGGCGCACTGCAATCGCGCCAAAGCAAAGGCGGAGGTAATGGTAAAAAATGCCGGACAAGCAGTCGCCTGCTTCGCGGTTGATCGAAACTGATAAGCAATACATCGTCTACGATAGCAGCGGGAAGGTGATCATCATCACCAGTAACAAGAGGATCGCGGAGCATTATGCCAATAACACCTGAGTGGCTCGACAAGTGGCGCATCTGGCCACGCATGATTATCACGCTGTACGGCGTCGCGTTCTACCAGACGACAACTTGGTTTATGAACTTAGACATGCCCACAAACGCCCAGAGCGCCTTCGTCAGCGTCATCGTGGGCGCCGGTGCGGGTTTCTTCGGCATATATACAAATAGCAAGTCATCTGTTAACGTAGCGCCAGCCAAGAAGGAGGCTTGTGACAAATGCGGAAAATAGACACGATCATTGTGCACTGCACTGCGACACGCGCGGAGTGGTGGGAAAGCAGATCAGCGGAAGATAAGATGGCCGAGTGTAAGAGCTGGCATTTAGCTAAAGGCTGGTCGGATATTGGATACCATTACCTCATTGACCGCGACGGTACCGTTACGGAAGGGCGCCCGATTGAGAAGTCTGGCGCGCACGCGAAGGGACATAACAAGTCATCAGTTGGCATCGCATTGTGGGGCGGACACGGTGGCTCTCAGGACGATAAGTTCGAGGAGCACTTCACGCCGCAGCAAGATCGCGCGCTACGCCGGCTGATTGCACAGCTCCGCATGGAGTACCCCGCAATCGCAACCATCATGGGCCATAATGAAGTATCACCTAAAATGTGCCCCTGCTTCGAGGTGTCAGCATGGCTCAGCAACGCAGAACCGGAACCCAAGAAACAGAAGACGCACATAGTGCAGTCGAAGACAGTTCAGGCATCGACCATTGCAAAGGTTACGTCTGCCGCCACACCCCTTGTTGGTGTTATCGGTGGGCTAGAGTGGCAGAAGCTGGCCCTGATGGGAGTGTTCGCTCTGGTGGGTATGGTAGCGTTAGGGGTGGTCGATATGGAGCGCCTGAAGAAGTGGAATAAGGGCGACCGCTGATGTTTTTATTGGCCAGACTGAAGATGTACCTGTGGATCGTGGGCGCAGCACTTGTGGCTGTTGTCACTGTGTACTTCCGCGGCAAGGCGGATGGACGCCACGATCTGGAATACGAAATCAAAGATAAACGCCTTGAAGATATTATGAAGGCGAAGGAGATAGAAGATGAAGTTGAAGCTCTTGATGACATTGGGCTCGCTGAGCGTGCTTCTAAGTGGGTGCGCAACGATAACGGGCGGTAGCTACTGCGATTTAGCCAAGCCGCACTATTTTAAGTCTAGCGATACAGCGGACATTCTGATGCAGTACGACCGCGGATTATTGACCGATACGATCGTGCACAACGAGACGTTCGAAAGAATTTGCGGCCAGTAGCATTTTGCCGTTGACCGCGCCGCACGCTACATTAAAAAGGCGTAGCGGAGAGCAAATCAATGTGCCGCGTCCCTACCACGGGCGGTTTTGTTGGTTCCCAGTATAGCCCGACACTTACTGGCTCTCCGCACGATTACTTCTCTTCGTCGTGAAGCACTCGATGACAGTTTGCACATAAAACGATGCAACGCTCCAGCGCTTCTTTCTGAGCCGCGCCGAACCGACCATTGCGCACAAGGTCGGTGACGCGTTGGTTGTCATCGCTTTTGATGACGTGGTGAAAGTCTATCGCTGCTGGGTGGGAGAATCCGCACTTGACGCACGATAGCGTTGCCTTCCACTCACGATACTCTTTGCGCTTCTTGCGGCGATAGCTGTTGATTCTGTCTTGGATTTTCCTTTTGTTTTTCTGGTAATACTTTTTGCGATACTCGCGATTATAGGCGCGCTGGCGCTCCTTGTCTGCGTAAGGGATGGCTACGTCCTCCATGAAAAAGGCTCCCGTAGGAGCCTTATATCATATTTTATGTTTAGACCGAAACTCGTATAACCGCTGTCGCGTTATATCTAACCTCCGCGCAATTTGGTCGTTGCTGTAGCCTTGCGCGGCCATCTCCTTGACGATCTGGTAGTGGCGCTCGTTGCGCTTGCGTCCACCCTTTTGGCCGGCTGCGCGCTGCGCGTTTGTTAGGTTTACCTTTTTCTGTAAAATCTTGTTCTCGATAGAGCACGTAGCGTAAATGTGATGCAGGCATTTTAGCCAGCGTTCTTCCGTAGGCACCATTCCCTTTGGCCAAGTAAAACTCATTACATTACCCCCATTACTAGCATTTCAAACATACGTGCCACTGAGGCGCCCGCTAAGGCGCACAGCGTGATTAGTAGTGCATTAGACAGTGACATCTATTCCAAGCTCCTTCTGTAGTTTGCGCAGCTCTGCGCGGTCGTCTGAGAGCAATGCCTGCTCTATGCCAATGTCTGCGCTGTGTCCGCTCCAACGCACGCCTCTGACTTCGTTTAGGCGCTCGATCTTAATCAGGCGCTTCTTGATCCGGCCAACCAATTGCTCCATGCGCTCCTGCGGGGTGATGACGTATTCGCCAGTTGTAATATCGTATTTCAAAACGGACACTCCTCTTCCGGTGTTTTAGGGCGCCACACAACGTCGACGTTGTGCAGCGCTTTGATAAAGTCTACTAAGTTACTGGGCCACATTAGTACAAATCCTGCATATCGTTGTCGTAAACATTCTGCCACCAATCTTTGTAGACCTTTTCACGCGCTTGCGTTTCTAGTGTGTCTGCAAGATCGTAGTGGCCTTGTTCGCGTAGCGCGTCTGCTGCAATTTTTGCTTGTTCTTGTGTCATTTTGATTCTCCTTCTGTACTTCCTCTTGTTAACATTATGCTAACACATATGCAAGAAAAAATGCCCCACGCTTTCGCGCAGGGCAGTACAGGGAGGCGAATGAGGAACATGGTGTGTCCTGTGCATTCCAGTGCACTATATTTAGTTCCGGTTTGCTTTGCAATCCCGATGCGTGTTAAAAGTTAACTAGCATTTAACGGAGGATTACCCATGCTAACTGAAGAACAACGCGAACTCGTCCGCATCCTGAACCAGCCGCACCGTGTACACAATATGCTGGCGCTGTTCCGCTCATGCGAAAAAGCCGCGACGCTGATCCAAGATCAATCCGCTGAAATTGATAAACTGAGTGAAGCGAAGCCGGCGCCAAAGAAGCGCGCGGCGAAGTCTTAGTAACCGCTCTCGCTTTGGTTTAAGCCAATTGCTGCGCCAAGGATACCGCCATACAGCTCAGGCTGTACTGTGAGCCTCTGGCGTAGCATTGCGTCCTGCATCTGGCGAGCTGAAAGCCTGCCCATTGCCTGACGCTGCGCTGGCAGCCCCTGCGCAAACAAGATGTCAGACATCTGCTCCGCAACCGGAGCGCCGATACCCTGCATCCGCGATGACAGTGCGCCCGCCGCTTGGCGTACAGCCTCGCCACGACCACCTGTCATAAGTTGCAATAGTGTCGCTGGGTCTACGCCCTGCTCCGCCATCTCTTGGATATTGCGCTGCGTGTCTGAGCCGCCGAGAACGCGACGCTGAGTGCGCTGTATGGCCGCTTCTGCATTCATGTAGCTCTCAAAGTTATTGAACGCTTGTTCAGATGGGAACGCCTGCTTCAACGCCTCACGTCGTTTTGGTGATCCAAACAGGCGCTGCACGTAGTCAGTGCGATCCGATCCAGACGCGATGTTGCGAATGCGTGTGATCATGCCGACCTTCATCGCCTCAACTTCATCTGGCGTCATGGCTTTTACCTTACGCGCAAATTGCTGTGGATCGAGTTTTTCAAACGCATCACCCACATCAAACGCGCGACGCAAGTCCATCATGTCGGCGAACTGTGAATCCGCCTTGGCATATGCCTCGTTCAAGTCGCCAAGTACGCTCTTAAACTCGTTGCGCACCGTTAGAACGTCTTTAGCTCTGTCGTTTAGCTTACCGGTCACAGCATCTGTATTCTGCGCGATAACGCGATCCAGACCCTGCGCAATTTTCTGTAAGTAAGACGTCGGAACAACGTCGCCCGCAAGCGCCGTCTCCAAGTCTTTTATTGGCGCCTCGCCAAGTGTGTCTGCGCGGCTCTGTATTGCGCGGAACGCGTCCTTGAAGACGCGGCGGTTTGCATATTTACGGAATGGCTCTGCGGATACGTCTACATCCGCCGCCTCGTATAGAGGTTTAAACTTCTCAGACGCCGCCTCGTAGATGTCGTCCAAGTAGTCCAAGCCATACGCGCCCGCGGCGTCCATCTTTTCCGCTGTCGTATCGGCAATCCGTGAACCCTGCTCCACGCTGCGCTCCATTAGCGCCTCAAGCACGCCAGTGCGGCGAGCTGATGGCACTGCCTGCGCCGCATATGCTGCCCCACGGGTGGCCTCTCCGATGTCCGCTGGCATCATAGGTGCGCCAGCCGCTTGGGCTCTCTCTAGTGTGCCCATGGCCGTCTCCGGCGTTAATCCTTCTCGCTCTAACGCTTTTAGCGCACGGCGTTCTGCAAGAGTGCGTGCACGCTGAGCTCCACTTAGGCCAAGCCCATCTAGTGCACGACGGCCGATGTCGGCAGCCCCAGCCGCGGCGAACGGTACAGCACCGCCCAGTGCGCCGCCCAGAGCGGCCCCTGTGGCTGCGCTTTCTAGTCTGGGGGCTAGTCCACCCTCGCCAGCGCCAAAGCCTGCTATGCCGCCTTCTACGGCGCCTGCGGCCGCGCCACGGGCTGCCGTTGCACCAAGGCCAGCAGCGCCCGCTCCGGCCATTGCGCCGCGGGCAACTAAGCCGGCGGGTACAAGTGACGGCAGAACGGCTCCGCCAATCTCCAATGCAGCGGCAGTCTTAGGACGTGCGGCGCCATACTGTGCTATGTCTTTGCGGATTTCTGCAAGCAGCTCGTCGCGATCTTGGCCGCTAAATGTTGACCTAACGTAAGCCTCCGCCTCGTCACCGAAGCCAAGTAAGATGCCCTGCGCAAGTGTCCGGACGGCGCCGGATGCTGTTGCTTTCGGCCTTTCTACTGGCGCGCGCTCCGGAGCTTGCTGGCTCCGTATGCGCTTTATCTCCTGCAAGATGATGCGTACATCGTCCTCGTTGCCAGCAGCCTCGGCTTGCTTTGCGGCTTGGAGTAGTTGGTCAACTGTAGCCATTACTCAATCCCATACTTCTTCAGCATTGCATCAACTTCGTCTAGGCCACCAAGCTCACCCTCAAGGCGGCTAATAGTTTGACCTAATTTATCGTAAAGACGTAAAATATTCTCAGCGGATTGCACCGGCATATTCTCCGGATCAATGACGCCACTTAGGCTACCAAGTAATCTGATGTCGCTATCGGAGAGAATGCCTAGCTTTGCGCCTGCCTTAATGACATCAGCCATATTTTGGAATGTCATGATCGCACCAAGCTGATTTGCTGCAGCTTGGAAGTCTTTAAAACGACGCGTGTCTGGTACGAAGCCTTGGCGTGTAATGAAGAATGAGCTGGGGTCGAATTCTCCGCCCGCAACGGCGCTCTCCAAGTATTGGTCAAACGCTTCGTCCTCTTCCATGCCAAGTGCGG